CAATTGCAGGGAATGTAGGTATAGGTACTATAAGTCCACAAAGCGGCTATCGTTTACACGTTGTTGATAGCGTGTATATCGGCGGCAATGTATCAGCATCAGCATACACAACACGCTCTGATTATGAATTAAAAGACGAAATACAAAATATAAGCTATGGTATTAATGAGGTCATGCAGATGCAGCCTGTAAAATATACTTATAAAAGTAATGGCTCAACGCAACTTGGTTTTATTGCACAAGACCTTGGAGTTATTACACCTGAAGTTGTTTCATTTGAAGATAAAATGTCGGTATATTACAATGCTTTAATACCCATCCTTACCAAAGCCATACAAGAGCAACAAGCCCTCATCAAGGCACTTGAACAAAGAATTATAAATCTCGAAAACAAATAACATGAAAAAAATACTTTTCTTTCTTTTCCTTCCTTTCCTTGCTTTGTCGCAAGACGTTGTTACCGATACCGTGTACATCCAAAAGCAAGGAAACATTTATTACATTGTTACCATGACCACATTCAGCGATAGCACGGTAACGGGAAACAAACAAATACTTGGAGATAGCTTGACAGCTATTAATGCACTTGTTACCGATGCTGAAAGGCAAAGTAACACATTAGCCATTCATGCAAAGCCATTGATTTTAAAAAGCAAAGCGGTAAAACGTATTAATTATTACAATAATTTACACCAGCAAATAAGCGGAAGACCTGTTTACGTTTCAACGGCACTCCGTGACACAACGGCTTTCCTTGGAACATGGAATTTAAATTTTAACGGTGAAATTATTCTTGGTGAAATTCAGCTAAATAATAACAACCGATTAATCTTTAACCCTGACAATGGCAAGGTGTACACGATTTCATCCAACTTGTTACTCTCGACATTCACCAACCAAATTAGCTTTTCTTTTAATGGTATAAAGTATGATTTGTACAAGTTTGCCAATGGTAAATTTTCAACCATTGAAGGTGATGTTAAACTAATTAAAAAGGAATAGTATGAAATCAATCTTCCTCAACCTACTCAAACAAGGATACGACTTTATCGCAGTTGCTTTAACTAGTGGCTTTATCTTTTCATTTTTTTTGCCGATTAAACATTTCCTTTTATTCACAATTTGTGCGGTTATAGCGGATACCATTACAGGCATCAAGGCAGCAAGGAAGGAAGGCAAAGCGATAACAAGCAAAGGACTTTACCGCACAACTGAAAAGATAGTCGTATATTTTGTCAGCATTATGATTTTCGAAGGTGCAAAAAATACTTTCAGCATTCCAATACCAATTACCTACATGGTGGCTTCCATGATAGCTGGAACGGAATTATTTAGCATTGCTGAAAATGTCAAGCGGATAACAGGAGTAAATCTTGGAACAGTAATTATAAGATTTTTTAAAAGATAATTTTTTAACCCAATAAATTTATCATTATGTCAAACAAAGTTTTAGGAATTAAGGAAACAACAGAGGTACTTAATTTCGGTTTTGATCTTTTAGAGGCAATTATAAAAAGCCTTGAAGACAAAAAATTTTCTATCGTTACAGATGCCCCTCGCTTTGTACCTGTTATCTTTTCAGCTGCAAAAGCATTTAGTGGAATTGAACTTGTAAAAGAAGAATTAAAAGACATTACAGAAGAGGAACAACAGGAATTGATTGCAGAACTAAAGAAAAGATTTGATTTGAAAAATGATAACGTTGAAATTTTAATAGAGGATGTGCTTGACCATGTTTTCCTTACGGTAAAATTAGCCAAAAGATTTTCTGCACTTAAGTAATAGGCTTTCATTTGGTTCGCTACCTTTGTGCCGGGGCAATGGATGTATTTCTGTTGCCCTTAAAATATGTAAAAAATGAAAGCAAATAAATTTTGTGTTTTTCTGGATGCTGGACACGGTGGTATTAACCCTAAGGTAGCCTTACCCAATGGTTATACAACCTACCCGTCAAAGTGTGCGCAGCATTCCAATGGTACTTTCCATTCATACGGTTGGTTCTTTGAAGGGGTGTTTAACCGTGCCGTTACTGAATTAATTGAGCAGTATTTAAAGGACTGGGGTTTTTCAACCTTGAAAGTATATGAGCCGATAAATGATATATCGTTAAGTAAACGTGTGGCAAAGGCTAATTTTGCAGCGAACAGTTACGAAGCTTCATTATACCTTTCCATTCATGGCAATGCTGCAACAAATAACAAAGCCAGAGGCTGGGAAGTATTTACGTCACCCGGGCAAACAAAGTCTGATATATACGCCGAGTTTCTATTCAATGAGGTAAAATCAACTTTCCCGACATGGGTATTCCGAAGCGATACGGCTGATGGCGATCACGACAAAGAGGAAAGGTTTACCGTATTGACGGCAACCAATATGCCAGCGGTACTTTCTGAAAATGGTTTTTTTACCAATTTCCAGGATGCTCGGATGATGTTTGACCCAAAGTTCCAAAACACTTTAGCCTTATGCCATGCTCGGGCGGTTGTTGATTATGCGAAGACGCAAGGGGTTACGTTTTAAATGAAAAAAGGATTGGCGCAACTGCCAACCCCATGATTCACCTACTTAACAAACGTAATCCAAAACTTATGATATGATGCGATTAATCACTTTTAAGGATAAATCTCTTGTTGCTTCTCCATCTGCTGATTTATATATATTGTAGGCGATAGTCAGCATTCTACCTTTGTCCATTGTTTCGATTGGTGCTTTGCTATTGGTAAATGTTGGTTCAAGATAAAATTTTAAAATGGCAATTTTACTTTGTATGCCATTTATATATTTTATCGGTCTGGTGTAAGTTGAGGCGATCATTTCAATTTCTTTCCAGGTTGATACTTCGATGCCGTCAATGGTTTCATTTTTTCTTTTCATTTTATTTTGTTTAGTTCGTTAATCAATGCGTCTGCTGTATCAACAGCACTTTCAACAATGCGTTCTATTTTAATATCAAGTCCATCTTTGTTTTGTATTATACTTTGCATTACCATTGCGGCAAAGTATTCGCGTTTGGTTATACCTGTAGATATATAATTATTATTATATTCCACTAGATTAATTGGTTCATTTGGCTTTGTTTCCATGTTTTATATAATTTTTTGCTTGTAATGCCAGGGTAAAACAATCTATTTCATCCTGACTTATTTTTGCTGGTTTAAAATGTGGTTCAAATTTGTAGCCTTCACGCTCAAAGATTTTCAAAAATATTTCTTTGCTCCATTTCCTACCCTTTTGCTCTGGACTAATGTTATAGGCTTGCAAGCCATTTTCTTTAATCCATTCAAAAGCTATTCTTGAAGCGGCTTGGTTCATTCCAGCATTGCGAGACATTCTAGAAAGGATGGCACGGTTAATGGAGGATCTAAAGGTTACATTCTGAAGGCTTGAATCTTCGACTAAAATAACCGGGTTAACAAATGCTTTCCAGGTTAATACATTGAGAATAAAATCCACGAACCTTTTATACTTCGTGAATTTTACCTCTTTGTTTGGGCTGATGAAACAAGCTGCCATTCCGTTTAATCTTAATGCTGGGTCAACGCCTATTAATGTATTCAAAGTGTTATCGTTTGGAACGAAGTTACATAAGGTTTAAATTCCTTTACCGGTTCTGGTGTAACTTTTTTTACCGTTGTCTTTCTCTTACGTCTTTTGATTGGCTTTGGCTCTGTCAACCCGTAAGCTTCAACGCCTTTATTTACAAAGTTGATTTCCAAAAGGTAGCCAAAAGCTATAACAGTTCCTATAAAAAAGAACATTGTAATAAATTCGCTTCCAGAGTAACTTTCCTGTAAGCCAAAGAAAAGTTCGATTAAGGCTATTATCGTCGCTCCTAAGGCTATTTTAGGCGGATATGGGCTTCTACCCTTAGTAGGGTTAAGAAAGTCCATGAAAACGACTGCAAATCGCCCTAATTGTAAAATACTGGTGGCTGCAAGTGCTACCCAGAAATTTATCGGTAAAAACAAGGCGGTTAAATAAGCATTAACGCCGTAAGTTAGGATGATGGTCAAAAGCATGATCGTTGGGATGTTATCCGAAATGCTTTCAAATGTCCATTTAAATTGAAGGTTGGTAAAATTCTTTTCCATTTTGTTAATTTGTTAAGTGGTGAAAAATTGGGCAGCTGGAGGTGCTGCCCTGTGAAGTGGTTATAATTCGGTTGCTAAAGTAAACATAACCATTTTTCTTAGCTGCTTCTTGGTTACTGTTGTATCTTCAGTTGCTACGGTTACAGGCCAGTTATTTTGCATAGAGCAAATAATAACTTGAAAATTCATCCATGATTGACCTTGTAATTTAGACTGAATTTTTTCTGCCTGTTCTTTACTTCCAATGTTTCCTAAGTTAATCGCTGTCATTTTGTTTGTTTTTAAGTGGTGAAATATCGTTTGTTATTTTCAATATGTAAATTTAAATATAAATATTGAAACCAAAAAATATTTACACAATTATTTTTAAAAAAAATCAAAAAACATTTGTTTCCCTTTTTAATGGGAAATTATCCCTCTTAATATCCCAGTATTCTTGCATCAAAGATGCCCTGAACTTATAATCCTGATCCGTATGATACCCATTATCATAGATACATTTACAGATGGATTCATAAAGCCTCTTCCCTTTCCATTTGTAATTTGCTTTTTTACATTCAGCGTATCTTCCCGAATTAAGAACACCAGCCCAAGCCTGCATTCCTTCCTCGGTGGATCCTGCTTTCATAAATTTGGCTTTGATGTACCGATTACGTCCTCTAATAACTTCCCTTGTCTTGTAAGTAACGGTTTCATAACCTTTAATAGCTTTTATACCACCAGCGTTTGCATGAATG